CCCGTGACGGCTCGCTCCTCTGGAGCGCCGGCTTATGACACGACAGACCCACGGTCAACCAAGACCATGAGTGCCTCAGAGTGGATTGACGCCGAAAGAGCCCGACAGATGAAAAAATTGCAGGCAAACCGCTAGATTAATTTTGAAGGATTTTTTCCATGGCTAACAGTATCTTAACCATCGACATGATCACGCGCAAAGCGCTTGAGATTCTCGAAAACAACCTGGTGATCACCAGAAACGTGAACCGTCAGTACGACGACAGCTTTGCTGTTGAAGGTGCCAAGATTGGTTCAACCCTGCGCATTCGCTTGCCCGACCGCGCTTTGGTGACCGACGGTGCCGCCTTGCAAGTTCAAGACGACAACGAGCAGTTCACCACCTTGACCGTGTCAACCCAAAAGCATATTGGCGTTAACTTCACATCTGCTGAATTGACCATGCAATTGGATGACTTTGCAGAGCGTGTGTTGAAGCCACGTATCAGCCAGTTGGCCAGTTCCATCGACGCTGACGTTGCCAATGCTTACAAGAGCATCGGTAACACCGTCGGCACTCCTGGCACCACTCCTGCAACTTCTTTGGTGCTGTTGCAAGCTCAGCAGAAGCTGAACGAAAACGCCGCTGTGATGAGCCCCCGCTATGCCACCGTCAACCCTGCGGCTAACGCTGGTTTGGTCGAAGGCATGAAAGGTCTGTTCAACCCCACCGATACCGTGTCACGCCAGTTTAAAAACGGCATGATGGGCATGGGTGTGTTGGGCTTTGACGAAGTCAACATGTCTCAGTCAATCAAGCAGCACACCACCGGCACCCGCATTGCTACTGGCAATACCACTGGTGCTGCGGTAACAACTGAAGGTTCTTCTACCCTCACGTTGACGGTTGGCTCGGGTGAAACCATCACCGTTGGTGACGTGTTCACGATTGCCGACGTTTACGCTGTGAATCCACAAACCCGTGAATCCACTGGTTCGTTGTTCCAGTTTGTGGCTTTGGCGTCTTCGACCACCACCACCACTGCTACCGTGACCGTGGCTGCCATGTACTCAGCAACTCACGCTCTGGCCACCATGCTGACTTTGCCTGCTACGGCCAAGGCTGTGGTGTTTGTCGGTGCTGCTTCAACTCAGTACCCACAAAACTTGGTCTACCACAAGGACGCCATCACGTTCGCCACCGCTGACTTGTTGCTGCCCCAAGGCGTAGACATGGCTGCGCGTGCCGTCCACAATGGCATCAGCTTGCGTGTGGTTCGCCAGTACGACATCAATAACGACCGGATGCCTTGTCGTATTGACGTGTTGTATGGCTTCTCCACCATTCGTCCACAGATGGCCTGCCGCATCTGGGGTTGATTAATTAATTTTGAAGGAAATTTATCATGGCTCTCCCTAATTCTGGCGGTGGATACCAATTCACCGATGGCAACACCAACGAAATCATCATGGGCGTTCAAGCAGCGCCCCAGACGGCAACTACTACGGCAACTCTGACTGCTGCGCAAATTACTGGCGGCATCTTGGTTGGCACGGCAGGCACAGGCGCGGTAAGCTATACGATGCCTACGGCAACGGCAATTGACGCTGTATTTACCAATGCAAAAGTCAATAGCACGTTTGAACTAACAGTTATCAACTTGGGCACTTCGTCTGGGGTGATTACGATGGTTGTTGGCACCGGCATCACTGCGGTTGGCAACTTGCTTGTTGCTATTACTGGCAGTGCAGCCGGTGTTGGTGGCGCAGCGCAGTTCCTGTTCCGCAAAACGGACACTGCTGCGTACACTGTGTACCGCGTGGCCTAAACCTAAATGGGGGGCTTTGGCCCCCCCTTTTTTTAAAGGAAAAAATTATGGCAAATACCAAATCAATTGGCGTCGCTTTTGAGGATCAAGACCTCAAAAGTTCAGCAACAATTTATGCTTTAGCCGGGACGGGTCAAATTGGGTATAACACTGGAAGTTCCACAACGGCGCCTTCAACTGTTACTCAAGCTACTAGCAAATCTACCGGCGTGACCATTAACGCATCTGTGGGTCAAATTGTGACCAACAACGCGGCGCTGGCGGCGGGGGTGGAAGTTGCATTTGTGGTTACCAACAACCAAGTTTCTGCATACGACATCCCAGTAATTGCTATTGCAAGCGGTGCAGCAACGGCGGGAACTTACTTGGTTTCTGTGGTAACAGTAGCCGCTGGGTCGTTTACCATTGCAATCACCAACGCAAGCGCTGGTTCATTGTCCGAAGCATTGACCATTAATTTTGGTTTAATTCACGTTGCGCAAACTTAACCAACCAGGGGGCTAATCACCCCCTTCTTTTTATGCCTGTTATTTACATGTCGCATGAAGTCCACGGCGCAAAAATCGCAACAATGGAACTTGAAGCTGTAGCAGACGAACAAAATGGTTGGACACGCTATACTCTTGACACGCCAATTGCGGTTGAAGAGGCGGCTCCACAGGAAGTAAAACGTAGACGTGGCCGTCCAACTGTTGAGGCGGTCGAACAAGGAGCGTAAAGATGGCCACCTACTCTGCTGCCGATCAGATCAACCGGGCGCTGCGGCTGCTGGGTGTGCTGGCCGAAGGCGAAACGCCAGCGGCGTCAGTATCTCAAGATGCGTTAATGGCGCTCAACCAGATGATTGACTCTTGGAATACCGAGCGTCTGTCTGTCTTTTGCACCCAAGATCAGGTGTTTACTTGGCCTGCTGGATTCATCAATCGCACCCTTGGCCCAACAGGTAACTTTGTAGGCAACCGTCCAGTTTTGCTGGACGACGCTACTTATTACCGCGACGCAAGCACTAACGTATCGTTTGGCATAAAAATGATCAACCAGCAACAATACGATGGTATTGCTGTTAAGACGGTAACGTCTACATACCCGCAAGTCTTGTTTATCAACATGACTTATCCTGATGTTGATATGTACATCTACCCCAAGCCCACGCGGGATTTGGAATGGCATTTTATTTCGGTTGAAGAGCTAAGTCAGCCTGCCAACTTGGCAACCGACATTTTGTTCCCGCCTGGGTATTTACGGGCTTTTGTGTACAACTTGGCCATGGAGTTTGCGCCTGAGTTTGGCGTTGAGCCTAGCCCCCAGGTACAGCGCATTGCCATGACCAGCAAGCGCAATTTGAAGCGCATCAACAATCCTGACGACATCATGTCAATGCCGTATTCGCTAATCGCCACCCGTCAACGTTTTAACATTTACGCAGGAAACTACTAACATGGCCACCATTGCAATCACCTCCCTTCCCGTTGCAACTGCTGCTGCCGTTGCTGATGTTTTGCCAATTGTGCAATCGGGCACAACTAAACAAGTCACTAACGCATTGCTGTTTACCAATTCAACTTTGGTTGCGCCTGCATTAGGAACAGTTGCAAGCGGCAACATCAGCGCTTGTACAAGCACGGGTCTGGTGTTGACCGCGCCTGTGCTAGGAACAGTTGCCAGCGGCAATATCAGCGCTTGTACAAGTACCGGCATGGTGTTAACTACCCCAGTAATTGGTGCAGCCACGGGCACTAGCCTGACCGCTACGGACACAATTGTGTCCACTGGCACGGCTGGTGTTGGTTATGCCACAGGTGCTGGAGGAACGGTCACACAGGCAACAAGCCGCACCACAGGCGTTACATTAAACAAAACAACTGGTGCGATCACTTTATTCAGCGCAGCGGGGTCAACTACTGCCGCAACTTTTATTGTGACCAATAGCACCGTGGCGGCAACGGATGTAATCATTCTGAATCAAAAATCAGGAACTGATCTATACGATTTGATGGTTACTGCGGTAGCTGCGGGTAGTTTTAATATTACATTTCGCACTACGGGCGGGACAACAACAGAAACACCAGTTTTTAACTTTGCGGTTATCAAAGCAGTTGCGGCTTAATGAAAACGCCCATTCTTGGATCGACATATGTGACTCGCAGCATTAACGCTGCGAATGCCCGCATGGTCAACCTGTTTCCAGAGGTTATTCCCGAGGGCGGTAAAGAGCCGGCATTCTTGCAGCGTTGCCCAGGGCTGGCGCTTTTGTCAACAGTGGGCGACGGCCCGGTTCGCGGGCTGTGGGCGTTTTCGCCCAATGACGGAATAGGTTTTGTGGTGTCAGGCACCGAGCTCTACAAGATCAACAACGCTTACGTGCCCACGCTGATCGGCACCGTGGCCGGCTCAGGGCCGGTCAGCATGGCCGACAACGGCACGCAACTGTTCATTGCAGCCAACGGCCCCAGCTACATCTACAATAACAACACCAACGCCTTTGGCCGGATCACCGACCCTGACTTCCCCGGCGCGGTGACTGTCTGTTATCTGGACGGTTATTTTGTGTTCAACGAACCCAATAGCCAAAAGATGTGGGTCACAACCCTTTTGGATGGCACATCCATTGACCCGCTTGAGTTTGCCAGCACCGAAGGGTCGCCTGATGGCTTGCTGGCTGTAGCGTCTAATTTCCGCGAAATCTGGGCGTTTGGCACAAACTCAATTGAAGTTTGGTACGACGCAGGCGCCACAGATTTCCCCCTGCAACGCATCCAAGGTGCGTTTAATGAGCTTGGTTGCGCAGCGCCTTACTCAGTAGCCAAAATGGACAACGGCCTTTTCTGGTTGGGCCGAGATCGCCGGGGTCAAGGCATTGTCTACCGGGCCAACGGGTACCAAGGCCAACGCATTTCAACCCATGCGGTTGAATGGCAAATCCAACAGTACAGCGATATGTCGGACGCCATTGCGTACACTTATCAACAGGATGGCCACAGTTTTTACGTGCTGATCTTTCCCACGGCTAACACTACTTGGGTGTACGACGCGGCCACTCAAGCCTGGCATGAACGGGCTGGCTTTGCTGAAAGCGAATTTACCCGGCACCGTAGCAATTGCCAAATGGCGTTCAACAACAAAGTTGTTGTTGGCGATTTTGAAAATGGCAACATCTACGCTTTTGACCTTGATGTGTACGCCGACAATGGCCAGATTCAAAAGTGGCTTCGCACCTGGCGGGCGTTGCCCACGGGTCAAAACAATCTTAAACGCACGGCCCATCACAGCTTGCAATTAGACTGTGAGACAGGCGTCGGATTAAATTTATACCCAGCATACGCCAGCGAAAACATAGATACTGAGTCAGGGTTAAACCTTGTGGCTCAGTATGTGCAAACATATTTGGCCACTCAATCAGGCGACACCTTGACCACTGAAGCAGGAGATGGTTTTGAACCGATTGGGCAATACGAGCTATCAGATACCGACATTACCGGCTATGAAATTGTCACCAATTCATACCCTGCTGCACCAGGCTACGACCCTGAGGCCATGTTGCGTTGGTCAGACGACGGCGGGCACACTTGGTCAAACGAGCATTGGTCGCCACTTGGCAGGATTGGCGCGTATGGCCACCGGACGTTTTGGCGGCGGTTGGGCATGACGCTCAAGCTGCGAGATCGCGTCTATGAGCTGTCCATGACTGACCCGGTCAAAGTGGCCATCATGGGTGCCGAGTTAATCATTAGCCCGACCAATGCCTAGCCCAAACGCGACGCCTACGCCTATCACACCCCCCAGGGTGCCGTTAATCGACCCGCGTACCGGGTTGATTGACCGGGCGTGGTACTTGTTTTTTTTGTCGCTCAATGACATTGCAACTGATGTGGTGGATGATGGCGGCCTTAGCCCTGACTCAATATCCTTGATTGCGTCCTATGACGCAGCGCTTCTTGCGGTCAATCAAGACTTGCAAACGCTGCCGCCAGATTTGCTATCTGAAATTGCCGAGATGCAAAAGCAGATTGAAGGGCTGCAATCGCAGCCCATTCTTGACATTGGCGCAGTCAACGCATCTATCGCCGCGCTGTCAACCGTGCCAGTGACTGTAACGGCAGACTTTACAGTGGGCACCAGCAATTGGTACATCAACAATAAGACCGGCTCGACCTGTACAGTGACGCTGCCAACTGCGTCCACATTCCCTGGTGGGTATTTGACCTTCCAAAACTATCAAGCCCAGACGCTGGTGTCAGCGTCTAGCAATGTCGTCCCCCAAGCCGGTGGGGCAGCGGGCACCGCAATCCTCTTGGCAGTTGCAGGCAATTGGGCGACAATGGTGTCTGACGGCACCAATTGGGTCATCATGCAAGCTGCCGCTAATAATTGCCTTTTACTGGAGTAACCCATGACAGTCACCGTCAAAGTCCTTGTTCCCGCCAAAAACGTCGAGGCCACCCAGACCACCCAGTACACGGCTACTGGCGTCACGGCCATCATCGACAAATTCACCGCAACCAACTACAGCGGCAGCGCTGCGACCATCAGCGTCAACTTGGTCACGGTGTCTGGATCAGCGGGCAACGCCAACTTGATTACCAAGACCAAGACGCTCCAAGCGTCTGAGGTCTATACTTTCCCCGAGTTGGTGGGCCAAGTGCTGGGCATAGGCGACTTCATCAGCACCATTGCAGGCACTGCCACAGCTATCAACATGCGCGTCAGTGGCCGTGAGGTGACTTAATGGAATTGGCTTGCGGAACTGAGTTCAATTTAACGCCAGCATTGTCCATGCTGGACAAGGTTGTGGCGTTGCAGAGTGAACTTTTAAAAATGCCGCAAGCCGAGATTGTGACCGAGCATACGTTTACGCCCGGCGTCTATGAGCGCAAAATCATCATTCCACCATGGACTGTATTGACCGGCGCGGAGCATAAGTCAGCCTACCGCGTTCGCCTAGAAAAAGGCACAATTGCGGTGAACACCGACGATGGCTTGAAAGTATTGACAGGCCCATGTGAGTTTCCCGCAAGTGCGGGGATGCAACGTGCAGGCCGTGTTTTTGACAATGAGGTTGTTTGGGTGGACGTATATGACAATCCAGACAATTGCGCCGACATTGCAGTTTTGGAAGACAGACTGTATGTAGTGCCTGAGTATGGGCTTGGCGACAGCAGAACTGAGTTGCAAAAAGCGCAGATTGCGTATCGCGCGTTTTTGTACAGACTTGATTTAAAAGACAGCGAAGTTGACGAAGTGGTTAGCACCTCATTTGGGAGCAAACAGATTTCTGAAGACGTTTGTGTTTCTGTAGCCCGTAAAATGCAAGTTAAATGTGAAGGAGAGCTATCATGGCCGGTTGGACAGCAGCAGCTATAGTTGGAGGCGCGTTATTAGGCGCCAGCACATCGCGCAGCGCGGCAAGTCAGCAACCAGACGCCGCAAAACAAGCGGCTGAAGCGCAACGCCAACAGTTTAGCGAGCAGGCTTTGCTACAAGAGCCATTTCGCCAAGTTGGCATTCGTGCGTTGCCCCAGCTTGAAGCGCAGCGCAACATGATGCCCGCCGCGTTTACAGGCCAAGTCAACTTAGGTCAAGACCCAGGCTATGCGTTTCGATTGTCGGAAGGCCAAAAGGCATTGGATCGAAGCGCTGCTGCTAGGGGCGGTTTGATCTCTGGCGGGGCTTTAAAGGCCGCGCAACGCTTCGGCCAAGAAATGGGCAGTCAAGAGTACCAAAACGCATACAACCGGGCGCTGACAGGCTACAACGCCGATGTGTCGCGCGAGGCCACAGGCTACAACCGTCTGGCGGCTTTGGCGGGTTATGGCCAAACGGCCACGGGTCAAATTGGCGCTGCCGGGCAGAACATGGCATCTAACGTGGGCAATTACTTGACCGGCGGCGCGGCGGCTGGGGCGGCGGGCCAAGTGGGTGCAGCCAATGCTATAACTGGCGGTTTGAGCACTTATTTGAATTACAACCAAGGTAACAACTTGGTTAACGCATTAAACCAAAGAAATTTAGTGAGCCAATACGGCGCAGGCAATGTGTATGGCCCAAGCAGTATGGCACCAAATGCGTACAACGCCCAAATAACTAATTTTGACTGAGACAAATCATGGCACTTAACCCAAACATTGCGCTAGGCGTCCGAGGCGTTGAAGTGGCCAACCCGTTGGCCCAGTACGCTCAAATTTCGCAACTTCAAAGCGCGCAAAATCAAAATGCTTTGGCGCAGTACCAACTTGCTACTGCACAGCGCGAACAAGAATCAACCAATGCGCTTAACGAAGCGTATCGGTCTGCTTACAACCCACAAACGGGTGATATTGACATCAACACTTTGCGCAAGACTTTGTCTACTGGAGGTTTTGGTTCTAAACTGCCTGGGCTTGAAAAGACGCTAGGAGAATTGCAAGCGCAAAAACTCACTCAACAAAAATTGCAAGGTGAAATAACCGCACAACCAATTGCGTTGCAAATTCAACAAGCTAATTTAGTTGACACTAAGCTAAAGCAGTCGCGTGCATTTTTGGACACAATTAATCCCTCAGACCCTAACGCGCCGCAACAGTATTTCAGTTGGTTTCAAGCCAATCATGCAGACCCTATTCTTGGCCCCACACTTAAGGCCAGAGGAATAACTGAAGAACAGTTTGTCACAAAAATACAGCAAGCTATGACTCAAGGCCCGCAAGCCTTTGCTCAACTGCTTAATCAGTCCAAATTGGGCACTGAAAAATTTATGGAGTTGAACAAGCCAACTACTCAAGTCATTAACCAAAGTGGTCAAAGTCAGATGTTTCAAATCCCGGGGCTTGGAGGCGCGCCTACTTCTATTGGTACATACGCAGACGTTCCGTTGCCCGCGAATGTTCAAGCGCAAAAAATACAGATTGCACAACAGAGCCGACCACCTTTGCAACCTGTTGCACCCACGATTACAACGATTGAAGACCCGAATAAGCCAGGCAGTTTCTTGCAAGTTGATGCCCGCACGTATCAAGGCGGCGGCGCAGGGTCGCCCGGCGTAATCGGCGGGGCAAGACCGTCGGCTACTGCCGAAAAACTTACGTTGCAACGAACGCAAATGGGTAAAGACCTTGGTTTTGCAATCACACAGCTAGGCGACATTACAAAAGATGGCGGGTTGATTGACCAATCTACTGGTAGCGGTGCAGGTCGATTAGTTGACATTGGTGCAGGCTTTGTTGGCCAAGCAACAAAAGGCGCAATTGCCATTGGAAAGATTGCGCCAATTGCAGATTTAGTCTTAAAAATGGTTCCTCGATTTGAAGGGCCGCAGTCAAACAAAGACACTCAGTCATACAAAGAAGCTGCGGGTCAATTGGCTGACCCTACGCTTCCCACAGCGATCAGAAAAGAAGCGGGTAAAACTGTTCTTCGCATAATGACAGAACGCAAAAACCAGTTTGTAACTACCGATATGGCTGCTGAAGGTGCTGGGGCTGCGCAGGTTGCACCGCCGGCTGGATTTGTCCCAGATCAAAGGTAAAACATGAGCTTGCAAACCGCAACCAACCCCACTACCGGCGAGCGTGTTGTTTTGGTTGGCGACCAGTGGAAACCAGTTACACAGTCTGCCACCAATAAGGAAGGCGTAAAAGCGTACCTTGTAGACAACAAATGGCTCACCGATGATGCGCCTGCTGCTGCGCCGCCTTCTGAGATACCTGGGCCGCGTGCGGGCCCGTCAGCGTACGGCGCCGCGCCGTCAAATCCTATCCTAAGATCGTTGTACGCCCCCGTTGTTGGTTTTTACCGGGGCTTACAAGACATCACCGACACTGCTGCAATTGCGGCTACAGAAGCATTGGGCATCAAAGGCGCGCGGGATATATCGGCGCAACAGAAACAACAGTACGAACAGAATTACGGCAATCTAATGGGTGGAGAGGTTGGCCGCATAGGTGGCCAAATAGTAGGCACGTTGCCGGTGGGCGGTGCAATCGCCGCGCCGATAAAAAAAGCGGCCCAGATAGCCCCGTCGTTGGCGAGATTTTTGACGCCGTTGGCTACGTCTATTGAAAGCGCCGGGTTTCAAACCGGCCTTAAATCAGGCGTGGCTAACGTGGCGACAAAAGGTGTAGGCGGCGCTGTAATAGGCGGCGCGTCTGCTGCGGCAGTCAACCCAGAAGACGCCGGCATGGGCGCGGCCATAGGCGCTGCCGTACCTACGGTAGTGGCGCCATTGGTTGGTAAAGCGGTAAAATACGGGCGCAAAATTGCAGACTTAAAGTCAGCTACATATTTGGACGCCGTTGAAGGTAAGGGCCAAGACATTGTCAACGCCTTGCGTGACAAGGGCGCCGTAATCGTCCCCGGCTCCGCACCAACTGCGGGCCAAGTGGCCGCGCCTGTTGGCGGGGCCAAATTCTCTGCACTGCAACAAGAACTGTCCGAGCTACCTGGCGTTGCCACTGAGTACGCCGGTGCGGCCGCGCAAACCAATCAAGCCCGATTGGCGCAAGATGCGCGAGTCCAACAACGGTTCCAAGATGTTGCGGGCAAACTGCAAGCAAAGATCGACCGTAATTTGGTGGACGTCAGCCCGTCTGAAATAGGCGACGCTTTAACCGCCGCTGCTAACGTTGAAAGACGAGTTGTCAAAACCAACGTGACTCAGCCTGCGTATAAGGCCGCGTTTGACGCTGCGGGCGACGCCAAAATTGACATTTCAAATGTCATCGCTGATGCCGAGCGCATTCTTGATCGAAAGCTGTCGTCTTTTGCTACTGAAACCGCGCCAGACACGGTTCGCAAACTTCTTAGCTTTGCGCCTGCGCCGCCGCCGGCAAAGCCTGTTGGTAGCGGGCTTATCTCTAGCAAGCTGAAAACACCTGCGCCCCCTGCATTGCCGCCGCAGGCTACGTTGCAAGACCTTGATGACGTGCGCAAAGCAATTAACGCCGACATTGCTGCGGCCAGCACCAGCAACGCGCCAATGGCGCCGACAACGCTGCGCAACTTGCGTCAACTGCACGCCGCTGTCGATGATGCAATTGGCAAAAGCACCACCTTGGCCGATGAGGCCAAGACGTTGTATGCCGACGCTGTGAATAAGTACCGCACTGAATATGCGCCTAGGTTCAAAGAAGGCGTCAACGCTAATTTGTTCAAGCGCACCAGTTTGGGCGAAGACAAGATTCGGCCCGAAGATGTCATAAACCGCTATTTCACGCCTAACGGTGAGTCGGAAGCGCGGCAATTCACACAGTTGTTTGGCAACAACCCAGACGCGCTAAAAATTGCGCGGGCGGGTATTGAAGACGTTTACCGCAAAAAGGTTGCGCAAGGCGGCATGTCGCACGCCAACTTTATGCGGGACTACGGGCGCACGATTGACATCTATGACGACGCAGGCATGAATCTGCGTCAGCGGTTTGATGTCATCAACAAAGACGCGCAGCGCTTGGCGCGCGTTGAAGACATGGCCAAAGCCAGCGGCAACAAGTTGGCCCCGGCGTTGCCCCCCGGGTCTAACGCCTTGGCGGTAGAAGCGCGCATTGGCGAGTTGACCAAAGGGTTAGACAACCGTCAATTGACCGCGATTAATTCAGTGCGCGACGACCTAGCCCGCGAAGCTGAGTTTGAGCGCTTGGCGTCCGCAGGCCGAAAGAGCGGCAAAGATGTAAGCCAGATAGCAACTCAAGCCGGTAAAGAGACCGGCGTGGTGCCTGCGCCGTCTATTCTGTCCATGCCCATCACCATCTACAACGCGGTGGTCAAACGACTGCTGGGCATTGTGGACGATAAGTTGGCCATGGAACTGGCGCGTGAAATGTTAAGCCCGGCGGTCACTGCGGAGTCCATCCAAAAAGCGATGTCCAGACAAGCTCAACAGCAAGCAACAAACCAACTGGCAAAACAAATTGCGCCACGCGCTGCTGCTGCCGCTGCGCAAATGCCTGCATCAGAAAACCGTAACGCTCTGGCACAATGATGGACTACCAAATACTCTTCAACATCGCCGTGGCCATCGCCGGGTTCTTCGGCGGGTGGACGCTCAACCGCATCTACATCGCCATCGACCGGCTGGACGGCGACGTGCGGGCCATGCCTTACAACTACGTAAGCAAAGACGACTACAAAGACGACATCCGCGACATCCGCGACATGCTGGGCAAGATTTTCGATAAACTTGATGCAAAGGCTGACAAATGAAATCATATCTTTTAGAGCGACTCAAAGAACCATCCACCTGGCGCGGCATCACCTTGCTGCTGACAGCACTTGGTATCCCCTTGGCCCCCGGCTTGGCTGACTTGATCATCTCTGCTGGCTTAGCCGTCGCTGGTTTGATCGGCGCTGTGACCCCTGACGCATGAGCTTGTCGCAATCGCAAGCAGCGTTCTTGCTTGACGCTTGCAAGCTGATTGAATACGCCACGGCAGCCGGTTGGACAGTGACCGGGGGCGAGTTGTTTCGGACTGCCGACCAGCAAGAAATCTATTTCAAGGCTGGCAAGTCAAAAACAATGAACAGCAACCACTTGCGCCGGTTGGCCATCGACCTTAATTTTTTAAAAGATGGCAAACCAGTTTGGGACAAGACAGCGCTTCAAAACGTGGGCAAGTTTTGGGAGTCTTTGCACCCGCTCAACCGCTGGGGCGGCAACTTCAAGTCGTTGCCTGACGTGCCCCACTTTGAGCGTAACGTCTGAACATTTTCATCTTCTTGAAGAAGTACCGAATCACCTGGTAGTCCACGCCAAAGCGCTTGGCGATGTTTTTCTTGCTGACGCCTTGGTTCCACAGCGTTATGGCTCTGGACTCGCTGATGGGTGTGGGCTTGCGCCCACTGCCTGGCCTGGCGCCGCCTCTAGTCTTCATTGAGCGCCATCCAGACCATCAAGCAGACCACGCCGATGCCCACTGCAACGCCAAGGAATCCAACCGCAAACACGGCGAGTATGGTTTCAATCATTTCAACATCTCCCTATATGCGTTAATCGCGGTTTTCAAATCGTTTTGCAACTGCTGGATGCGCTCGTCTTGCTCTTGCATCTTGGCGTAGGCTTCCGCAGCAAATTTGGCCAGGTTCTCTTGACTCCATGTGTCAAATGCTGGCATGGCTTATCTCACCCGACGCAATGGTTCGACCACCTTCTCAGGCGGGGGCGGGGGCAAGCCTGCGCTGGGCGCAGTCCAACCCTGCTTGCGCCAAGTCGCTTGCACGTCTGAGCCTCGGGTGGGTTTGAATTTGGCGTTTGTGATTAACACGCTTGGCATCACAATTTTGGTGCCTGGCGGGGGTGTCCAATTGCTCATGGTCGTCTTGCCTCCTGTAGTATTTCAATACGCTCGCGGGATGCCCGCAAGGCCGTGTAGCGCTGGTGCAGTCGCTCCAGCACAGACACTCTTTTGCCTGACTCACGTTCATGGGTCAGCATCTCAAGCACCTTGGCTTCGTCCAGGGTCTTGAGTTCAGCGTTCAGTTTTCGCCAAGTGATTTCCAATTTTTGTCTCCAGTTTAGCTATCAAGTCAATGGTGTGCTGTAACGTGCGCGCAGCGGCGTTGGCGTCCTTGCGGTGAATTTTCAGTATGGATCGCGCCGCTTTGAGTTGCGCCTTCCACAGGTCTAGTCTGGTCATTTAAGTTCCTCCATTGCAATATCCGACACCGCCCGCTTGTCATGCAAGGCGGCAAAAATTTTTTCATCCACAGTTTTGTTGGTGATCATCACGTAGCACCACACAGCGTGTGCTTGGCCTGAGCGGTGCAAACGGCCAATGGTTTGTTCGTACAACTCCAGACTCCACGGCAGGGACAGAAACACCATGTGACACCCGCCGTGCTGGAGGTTAAGCCCGTGGCCGGCTGACTTTGGATGGACGGCCAGTAACCTGACTTGTCCAGCATTCCATCGCTCGATGGCTCGGTCGTCATCAAGAGTCGTGGGGCTGAACCGGCGCTTGAGCTCGGCGAGCTCTTCTTGGTACTGGTAAACAATGATGGTATTTGCGTGTTGGTTCTCATCAAGCAACTCCTCCAAGCGATCAAATTTGTGTGGGCTAAACCACACCGGCGTCTGTGTGACAATGAACTTGCCGGGCGTTTCGGAGGCTTGCTTTCGTGTGTCGTACACGAACCCGCTGGCCATTTGTTGCAGCTTGCCGGTCACCACGCCCCCGTTGGCCGCTATGGCCTTGGCGTCGGGGAACTCCACCACGAAGTCGGCCTTCATCTTTTCGTAGGGCTTGCGGTCGCTCAGGTCGCAACGCACCTCGACGACGTGCAGCGGGGGCAGCTTGTCCTTGTACTCGCCTGGCTCCAGTACAAACGTCGCCGGTTTGATCTTGTCCATGACCTTGGCCAGTGAGCCAACCCGTGGCGCCCACTCGCCAAACTCCTTGTTGATCAGCACGAAATACTGCTGCATGAACGCGCCCTTGGCGCGGCCCAGCAGCGTCTGGTCAACGATCTTGCACTGGCCAAACACGTCCTCCAGGCCGTTGCTGGTGAACGACCCGGTCAAGCCCCAGCGAATCGGCACGTCTTTGATGATCTTGTCAAACGCTTTGAAGCGCGCGCCTGATGGGTTCTTGAGCTTGGTGAGCTCGTCAAACACCAACCCGTCTACGGGCGCGCATTCACACACGTCAGCCAACCATTGCAGGTTGTCGTAGTTGATGACGATCACATTGGCCCCGCTGTTAAACGCCTCGCTGCGTTGCTTGGGCGTGCCCACCGCGATGGCCAGCTTCAAGTGCTTGCTCCACTTGAGTGCTTCAACGGGCCACACGTCGGTACAGACGCGCTTAGGCGCCACCACCAACCAGCGCTTGACGTGGCCATCTTTGATCATGGCGTCCATGGCCGTCAGCGTGATGGCGGTCTTGCCCGCACCCACCGGCGCCAGCACCATGGCGCGGTCGTGCTCAAACAAGAAGTCAGCGGCCTGCTCTTGGTAGGGTCTAAGTTTCAACGTAGGCATCAATAGCTTCTCCGCTTTGCGGGCCACCAGGCAAAACAATCGGCGACACCCAACGGTCTCCCACCAACCGCTTGCTGCGCACATACTTGGCCATTTGCGCGTCCGTCAACTGGCCGTATTGCGGCGCTACATACGGGTCAGGCGGGATGTCAAACTTTGTACCCTTGGGCAATGAGTTCCATTTCTCAGCGATTGCCAGCGCGGTCTCGCGGTCTGTAAATTTAGCGCCGCGTTTCGATTTGAACGACAGCGTGTTGAACGCATTGTTTGCCACAAACCACCACCCATTTGGGTTGTTGTCATTTGCAGGCCGCGCTTCGTAGGGCGGGTACAACACGCCGCCAGACGGCGCGGCGTCTTCAACGCTGTCGCCTACAAAGGTGGCCCCTACGATATTAACTAATCCATCCATCAATTTGCTCCTTAGTCCATAGACACGCATAGCGCTGGTTTAGTGCAAGCACCTCATCCGCGAACAATTTCTGCAACACCGACAACCTGCCGCCTTTTGTTTTCAACTCCACGAACCATGTAGTGCCATCAGGCAAACAAGCGATCCGGTCAGCCACACCTTTGCGCCCAGGTGAGGTGAACTTGTACGTCTTGCCGCCCATGCGCTCCACAGTCCAAACAAAGTATTTTTCGACTTCTGATTCTTTCATGTCAAAAAGTTTAGCACACTTTTATTTTTTGTGCTACAGTCAAGGCTCATCAACTAAAGGAGAGTCAATTGAACGCATTCCCTAATCCCCACCGCACCGACATGCTTGGCATGACTTTGCGCGATTACTTCGCCGCCAAGGCAATGCAAGGCTTGTTAGCTTCCGAGGTCAACGCGCCATTGGAGGCATTTGCAACCCGAGCGTATGAAGTAGCAGACGCAATGATGGAGGCACGCAATGCAGCACAGTAATATCGTTGGCGGCTCGACCGCCAAGCGCGTCATCAACTGCCCAGGCTCAGTGGCCTTGGTGCAAAAGATGCCGCCCCAGCCCAGCAACAAATACGCCGATGAGGGCACGCTCCTTCACAACGTCATCGCCGACATTGTGATGACCGACAACCCACCCGAGCACTACCTGGGCACCAAGTACGAAGACCAAGTTCTTACGCAAGAGTTGATCGACAACAAGCTCAAAGTGGCGATGGCCGCGCTTGATGAGATCGACCCAACCAAGGAGATGGAAATTGAAGCTGAAACACGTGTTGGCTTTGGGGACTTACTGCCTGGTGTGTTTGGGTCTACCGACCTCATTGGGCGTATCGGAAACCGCGCAATTGTTCTTGATTGGAAGTTTGGTGATGGTGTTGCTGTGGAAGTAGAAGAGAACCCGCAGCTCATGTTCTATGCCGCTGCGTCCATGCGCACTGAAGCCGCCAAGTGGGCGTTTGATGGTGTCGATGAGATCGAGTGCGTGATTGTGCAGCCGCCGCAGGTCAAGCGCTGGGTGACCACACCAAAGCGCATCGCTGAGTTTGAGTTGCAGTTGGTGCAGGCCGTCAAGCTGGCGCAGCAGCCCGACGCCGAGCTCAAGGCCGGCGACCACTGCCGCTGGTGCGCAGCCAAGCCCATCTGCCCACAGATGACCGGCGCTGTTGACCGGGCGTTGAAGACATCTATCGAGTCCTTGGACGCGCCCCTGATCAGCGCGTATCTGAAGAACGCCGACATGCTGGAGCAGTGGATCGCTGACCTGCGCGCGCTGGCCCTTCAGATGCTGGACAGCGGTGCTAAACTGCCTGATTACAAGTTGGTGGCCAAGCGTGCCATCAGACAGTGGACTGACGAAGACAAGGCCAAAGTCGCCCTGTTTGCGTTCGGTCTCACAGAATCTGAGGTGATGGAGACTTCTATCATTTCACCGGCCAAGGCTGAGAA